TACGATGCAGGTAAACCAGAGTATGGTTTAATTCCTGCTCATGCTCTTGAGGAAGTTGCTAAGGTTCTCACCTTCGGAGCTAACAAATACGACCGAGAAAATTGGCGTAAACTTGAACACCTTCAGCGTCGTTATTTTGACGCTGCCCAACGTCATATGTGGGCCACTAAACGTAATGAGATTGCAGACCCCGAATCGGGCCGGCACCACATTGCACATTCTATCGTTTGTTTGCTTTTTTATCTTGAAAGCGAGCTCAATTCTGATATAGTATTAACTAACAATGAAACTAAGTAAAGAAACAATATCCGTACTAAAAAACTTTAGTGCGATTCAACCCAATCTCGTAGTTAAGCCTGGCTCGACTATTTCAACATTGGCTGATGCTAAAAACATTATTGCCGAATCAAATGTTAAAGAAACATTTCCGCAGGAGTTCGGAATTTACAATCTAAATGAATTTATTAATGCACTTTCATTAGTTGAAGACCCCGAGCTAGAATTTTCTGAAAGACACGTCACAATTGTTGGCAGTGATGGAGCTAAAGTAAAATACCATTTTGCTGATTCATCTATTCTTACAAAGAAAGAAAAGGACATTGCGATGCCACCAAGTGAACTTCGTGTAACTCTAACCGATGAACAGATTAATACTATTCGACGCGCTGCAGGAGCACTTGGTCAATCAGTACTTTCATTTACAATTGAAAACGATGAATGCATTGCTCGAGTCAAAGACCCAAACAACGCTAGCGCGAATTCCTTTTCGCTTGTAGTTGGAACGGGAATGAGTGCAACGTATAATAAAGAGTTCTGTGATGCAATTGATTTTCAATTTCTAATCGCTAACTTGAAGCTTATACCTGGTACGTATAACATCGATATTTCAAGCAAATTAATTTCAACGTGGAGTGGTAATGATGTAAATTATTTCATTGCACTAGAAAAGACCAGTAAGATTTTTGATAAATAAAATCTTTAACCTACACAATAATATTATGAGTGAAGAAGAAACAGAAACACAAGAACAAGAAGCGCCTCAGCCTTCTGAAATTAACCTGAATGACCTTGCGGTTGTTCTTCAAATTATCGACGTGTGTTCCAAACGTGGAGCGTTCGAAGGTAATGAACTGAAAGACGTAGGTACACTACGTGAACGAATCGCTACCTTTGTAAATGCAAGAATGCCTAAAAAGGAAGATGTTGAAGACAACGGTGAAGGTGATTCAGATGACGCTCCAACAGAGCCAGTGGCTGCTGCTGAGAGTGATGCTTAATTCAATGGAGGTCACATTATGTGGCCTCCTTTTTTTATTATATTATGCGAGAAAATTTATTATGGGTTGAGAAGTACCGACCTAAAACAGTTGAAGACTGTGTACTTCCAAAAAAATTAAAACAAACATTTTCTGAGTTCGTAGCGAACAAAGATATTCCTAACATGATTCTTGCTGGTACAGCGGGAACAGGAAAGACTACAATCGCACGAGCTTTATGTAATGAGTTGAACGTTGACTCATTGATTATTAATGCGTCTGATGAAAGTGGCATCGATGTTTTACGAAACAAGATAAAACAATTTGCTTCTTCTATGACGTTAGATGTAGAATCAAAGTATAAAGTAATTATACTAGATGAAGCTGACTATCTAAATCCGCAATCTACTCAACCAGCTCTTCGTGGTTTTATTGAAGAGTTCGCGGGTAACTGTAGATTTATACTTACATGCAATTTCAAGAATCGTATTATCGAGCCCTTACATTCTCGTTGTACTGTTATTGATTATACTGAAGTAAATGACGCAAAGATTTATCCCGCCTTTATGAAAAGGCTTATTTATATTTGTGAATCAGAAAACATTGAATTTGACAAACAAGCTATTGCTGATTTGATTATGAAACATGCGCCAGATTGGCGGAGAGTAATTAATGAATGTCAACGCTATTCAAGTTCAGGTAAGTTATCTACTGAAGTATTAGTTTCAAATGATGCTTCTATTATGTCTCTTGTAAAACATTTAAAAACAAAAGACTTCAAACAAATGAGAGCATGGTGTGCTTCTAATTCTGATATTGATACGTCTGTAGTATTCCGTAAGATATATGATAAGGCTTATGATATACTTGACCCACAATCAATACCACCTGTAATTATTTTACTAGCGGACTATCAATACAAAGCTGCATTTGTTGCAGATCACGAACTAAACTTAGTTGCTTGTCTCACTGAGATTATGGCAACTGCAACATTTAAATAACATGAAAAAACAGAAGAAAAGTAAATGCTGTGTGTGCTCTCCTAAATACGGTTCATTGACCTTTTGGAAGAATAAAGATTTCTGGCAATCGGTCTTACTATACGTATGTATGATAGGATTATTGTACTTCGGTGCAATGCTAGCGGGACTAATACAATGAACATAGGAAAATACTGCATAGACATTACTGAGTTTGAATCACGTCCGTGGTTTAGAGTCGAGCTTGAATACGAAGACAACAGCGAAGACAAAGGATATGTTTATGTCCATCGTGGTTGGCTATGGTTTGTTGTGTCGTATAAAGAAAGCTTTGGTTGGAAAGAATTTCAAGAGACCATTCACAACATTGTTGACAATAAGAAAAAATAATATAGTATTAATAGTATGGGTAAAGGTATGACACCAAAGAAAGGCTATAACGATAAAGCCTACAAAAATAATTATGATGCCATTGATTTTTCTGGTGTACGTAAAAATCGGCAGGGCCTAATGGGTTCGAAGACTCGCGTACATGGTGATAGAAAAGCAAAGCACACTAAAAAGATACATCAAGAAGAAATAGATGACGCCATTTGATTTTTTAAATTCTATTAACGAAAAGAAAAAATATCTTTTCGAAGGTTGTATTGCAGATGATTCTGGTGAAGCGGCCGATCTTGATTCAGTAGATAGAAAGTATACACCCTTTATGGTGAATCGCGGACTATCAAACTTTGCTGATACTATTTTATTTGCAAATGAAATGAATGGACGTGCTCACATGTCTAAGAAAATGCAATACGATTTTCTTTTTCATTCTGTAAGACACAAGAGACGATTTTCGAAATGGCACAAAAAAGCAAAAGATAGCAAAGACATTGAACTAATTAAAGAAGCATATAATTGTAATCGCGAACGAGCTGAAGAATTTTATGACTTACTTGATATGGATAAGCTTAGAATGTATATGTCAAAAGGTGGCATATTATAAATAACTAAGTGAATGAATACAAAATAGAATGGACACCAGAAAGTATGTTGGAGGTTTCTCTTTCTGAGCCCGATGACTTTTTAAAAATTAAAGAAACTCTTACAAGAATAGGAGTAGCCTCTAAACGTGATGCTCAAACATTATTTCAGAGCTGCCATATTCTACATAAACAAGGCCGATACTTTATTGTACACTTTAAGGAATTGTTTATGCTTGATGGAAAACCGTCTAACTTTAGTGAAGACGATTTAGCACGAAGAAACACAATCGCAATTCTTTTATCTGATTGGGGTTTACTTGATGTACTTAGTGAAGAAAAAGCAGCTGAAAGAACTTCATTACGTAATATAAAAATAATATCTCATCGCGATAAGAACGATTGGGTTCTTGAAGCAAAATACTCAATAGGAAACGTAAAAACGTATAAATAATAACATGACAGACTTAAACAAATTATCAAAAGTAGAACTAGAAGAACTCGGTAGAGAGCATGGAATTGAGCTCGATCGTAGACTTACTAAAGGCACTCTAGTCGAACAATTAAAAGAAGTAATAACAGAAGAGCCTTCATCAATGGTTGACTTAAAAGCCGAGTATGTTGAAGAAGCACCTATTTTAAAAGAAGTAGTGCCAGCACCTTCTGGTCAACTATTAACAGAAAGAACTAAGCCAGCACAGACCGTAAATAGATTGTTTGCTGACGACAATGGTGACGTTCTTAAGTTTGAAACAAGCTCAGCAGCTCGCTCGACCGGTCATAGATATGACGGAAAAGTACTTGCAAAAGACGGATATTTTGTTGTTCGCAAATACTAGTTTTTAGTATAAATAACTTTATAGATGGTGCTCACAATGAGGCCATCGCCCTTAACCTGCCTAACGGAGGATAAAATAAAATGACAAATACATACACATGGCCAGGTCAGACCTGGACTATCGGTTTTGATTCTATGTTTGATAGAATCGAAAAATTACAATCACAACAACAGGGGTATCCACCTCATAATGTTGTAAATCACGGCGATGAAAAATACGAAATTGCTCTCGCCGTTGCAGGATTCAGCGAAAAAGATTTATTCGTTGAACAAGAAGAGAACATCCTTACAATCGCATCAAAGGATGTCGATTTAAACGGAAATAAAGAATACATTCACAAAGGTATTGCAACTCGTAAATTTCAAAAGAAATTCACACTAAGTGAATACGTTGAAGTCGATTCCGTTGCACTTGTCGATGGTATTCTTTCTGTATTCCTACAAAAAAATATACCAGAAGAAAAGAAGCCAAAGCGCTTTGGTATAAATACAACAAAAGAATTTTTAACTGAATAGTTTTTTCTGCGTTAAACATTAAGTCCGTCGAGCCTTATTCCTGCTTGGCGGGCTTTTTTTTGTTTACTTTTGCGGAAAACTCTATATAGTATATACTATGATTGGCTTTTATACCTCCATTGTACACAAAGGAAACACACTATTATATCGCGGCTACGACCAAAACGGTAAACGCGTTCAAGAAAGACTAAAGTTTAGACCGACTTATTATCTCGAGTCTAAAAAATTAACATCAAAGTATCA